CACAGGAGTATGTGATGGCCTATTACTGGTTCCCGAATCAGACAAACCCCTCGTATATCGTGATGCGAGTCTTCGGCGAAGATAGGATCAAGCAGTTCAACCTGCAACCCAATGACGAAGTGCGCGTTCGCTTCCACATCGAAGCTCATGAGTACAATGGCCGTTGGTTCAATGAGACGCGACTCGACGCTGTGACATTCGTCGGAGCAAGTGCATCGAAGAACCCGCAGCCCGCAAATCAGCCCGCACAGCAGGCGAACACACAGACAGGTGAACAACAGTCCGCACAGGCTAACCAAGGCCAGCAAAAAGCCCCATTTCCACCGAAAGTAGACGAAAACGGTAACCCCATTAATCCTAATGAAAATGACCTCCCATTCTAACACACCCATCACCCAGGAGATAGACGGCATTCAGTATGAATTCGTCTACAATTCACAAGGCACGCTCATCAAGAAGTGCTGTGCCTCTTGCAAGTATAAAATTCCGAAAGACCAGGAAGGGCCGCGACGCACTTGCACCTATACCCCGAACAATCCGCAGACCGTTGACAAGCGCGACTGTTGCGTGTTCTGGTATATCAGCGAAGAGGCTGACAAACTGAAGACAGCATGTAGTAAACGAAAGGAAGAGAGTGACGATGAAACATCAGAGTGAGGACTATTTCAGCGAGTGGTGGCCCATTGAGGTCACCACTCTCAATTTTGAAAGCGTATGAGTACCTATGAAGAAATCAGGAAAGCCGTCGGCAATGCCGCTGCCATCTTCAAGCTCGTTTGTGGCGTTGGCAATAATGCCGCGTGGGTGGTGATGATGGAGGGCTACGACCATGCACGCCGCTGCAAGGCCTTTCGCAAGAGTCTGAAAGGCGGTCATCTCGTGGGCTGGTACTTCAAGAAAGCCGTTCGCGACTTCAACGACTATGAGCGCGAACTGTTGACGACCAAGACCAATCGGATGTTTCATGTGGCCGACATGCCCGACGACGTAAGGCGTAAATATGGCAACATAGGCGATGAGGAATATTACGAATTTTGGAAAGGTGTCGGTGGTGTCGCCTATGCCAAGACCAAGCCACTGATCACGTCGCTCGTGAACAAGTACCGCGTGAGCCTCGTTCAGCACGATGTGAAGGATGCGGAGCACGTCGCCTGGGTGATGACAGCACAGGCCGCGATCGACCTATCACTGGCATTGTTTGAGAGTGCCGCCAAGGAATGTGAGGTGGGGCTGAAGTTGCATCGCAAGGTGATAGACGAGGTGTTCTCGCAGTTCTCGCTGAAGACCATTTCAAAAGACTGGATGCGGGCACTCATGCTGCTGGCACCTGAGACCGATCCCATCAAACTTTCTGAGGTGGAAGAGCGCAACATCGACCTTGGACTTCAACAGCTCATGGAGTCGTGGCTTGATCCCGAATTGCTCTACTCGTCGGCATCTGGAGCCGTTGAAGACTTTAATGAGATATTCGCATCGAAGGGTTTTGTTAAGAAGGTGCAGCGCGAGATAGCCGAGGTGAAGGCAGACACATTGAGAGAAATCAATAAGGAACTATGAACGAAGAGAACAAAATACCACTGCCAGGAGAACCTGAGCCAGTGCCCGACTTCCTGAAGGAGCGTGGATGGTTCGGTGTCGATGTCTCAGGCTTACTGCTCGATTTTACCGAACCGTACCACCCGCCACGATGGACGCTATCACACAATGGCACACCATTCGCTAACCGTGGTGAGCTTCACATCGTGACTGGTAAGAGCGGACACGGCAAGACGGCCTTTATGTCGCAAGTGATGGCCACCCTGCTCTGTGGTAAGTTCGGTAATATGCAATACGAAGGCGAACCGCCACACATGCCGGTTGTACTCTACATCGACACAGAGATGGGTAAGGATGACACCATCGCCATCAAGAACCGCGTCTGCTCATTGGCTGGCATCCCATTCAATGAGCCGTGCGAACGGTTCAAGGTGGCAAGGCTCAGAGATACGGTGACAGCTGCAGAACGATGGCAGCAAATCCTGAAACTCGCCTACGTTATCAAGCCAGACGTGATGTTCATCGACGGCTTGCTCGATATTGTCGAGGACTACAACGAGCAGAAGGAATGCACACCTATCATCCGCGAACTGATGATCATGGCGACACACTACGATATGTCCACCTGGTGCGTGCTGCATGAGAATCCGACCACGGAAAAGATGGTTGGCTCACTCGGTAGTATCGCCCAGCGCAAGGTGACTGAGGTGTTTGCCGTCCGCAAGCATAAAAACGAGAAGGAGAAAGAGAAGAAACCCAACCGACCGCCTATATATTTCTCCGTCGAGCAACTGAAAGCCCGTGGCAAGGATGTCGATGACTGGGATTTCGAGATACTCTCTGTCGAAGGTTGGGGCCGTCCGCAGGAGATATGCGACACACCACCAGCACCTCCTCAGCCTGTCGAAAGTGGCGAGGCTATGAAGAAACAGATTGTCAAGTGTCTGCTCGAGTTCCTCTCGCCGCCTAATAGCGACTACTTCACAAACATCGTGAAGGAACTGAAGAAACGGATGCACGTTGGCGAGACGAAAGCCAAGGAATACTTCAACGAGGCCAACAGTGCTGGCGTTTTCCGACTGCCTGTTAATGGCCGTTACACTCTCGACACGTCACAATGCGACGCGATACTGAATGATTTACCATTTGCACCAAGCAACGATTAACGACATGACAAAGAATGAATTCATACTCCAGACGATGATCAGCATGGCTGGAAGTAAAGGTCAGTTTAATAACACCTTCCACTGCGTAAACTCAGAGGCAAAGCGCGTAGCAGAGGCGGCTAAGATATTGGCCGACGCTGCTGAAGAGGTCGCACACTTTGATGCAGAATGATTCAGAAACCCTCAAAAACCCCGAAACCCCTCGCACGCACACACACGCGCGTTATGGTTATACAGTCCTTGCAAAACCCCGAAACCCTCAACCCCTATATATTTATATAAATATATATAGGGGATTGAGGAGGGTATTCAGGTTTTGTGGGGTTTTCGCCAGGGTTTTACAGATAATATCATTTTCAGACCTATGCCAAAGATAAGCGAAGACATCATCAGGACAGTCATCGAGCACGCCAAGATTGAAGAGGTCGTCGGCGATTTCGTCACGCTCCGAAAGGCGGGCGTGAACCTCACCGGCTTGTGCCCATTCCACGACGACAAGACCGACGGCAACTTCATCGTGAGGCCTTCGACACTATCCTATGACCGTCCAGGGCGCAACAGCTACAAGTGCTTCGTCTGTGATGCCAAAGGCGGTCCCGTGCAGTTCCTGATGAATCATGAGCGGCTATCGTTCCCCGACGCTATCCGTTGGCTTGGTAAGAAGTACTCAATCGACGTTGATAATGTACCGCTCAACTGGACACCACCGCCACCAAAACCAGTGCCGCCACCTCCGCCACCGCTGGAGATTCCTCGCTCATACGTAAGAAGAACCATCGAGATAGAGACCGAGCGCACGGTGATCTTCACCTACTGGCTGCGCGGACTGCCGTGGGACGATGAGCAGTTGGCGCGGTTGCAAGAGACATTGTGGATGTACTGTGTCGGCGGTTGGAAGGATGGTCGCGTGGTGTTCTGGATGATAGACCACAACGGCGTGCCAAGAGCTGCCAAACTGATGAAGTACTTGCCAGACGGTCATCGCGACAAGTCACAACACCCTGGTTGGATATACAATCAGGACGGATGCCGCCAACAGCTCGACCCCGACAACCACACCATCCTGAAGCCGCTCTTCGGCTCCCACCTACTGAATCGCTACCAGCAGGCAGTCATCAACATCGTGGAAAGCGAGAAGACCGCCATCATCATGGCCAACTACTACGGCGACTTCGACTCGCAGATATGGCTGGCCTGTGGCGGACTGAAGCATCTCCAACTCGACAGCCTTCAGCCTCTCATCGACCAAGGTCGAACGATATGGCTGTGGCCGGACAAGGATGGTCGCGACGAATGGCAGACGGTATGCGACAAGCTGGGCTACGACCATTGCCGGGTCTATACGCACTTCTTCGATACCTGTTGGACTCCAGCCGACGGCGACAAGGCCGACATTGCCGACATCGCCATCCGTATGATGCGGACGGGTGAAGGTCCGAGGAAAGATACTGGCAAGGGGCAGGGCGCGACCGAACAAAGTGCTACGGCATCCGACCAAAGCGGCGCGAACCCTGCCCTTGATTCCGACCACCTCGCCATCATGAAGCAGATAGGCGAATACGTGGCGGTACACCCTGACGGCGAACCATTCCTGCCCGAAGACGAAA